AAAGGAGTCATTAACAACGGTATTGAAAATGGCACGGTGACTTTCACTGTGCCCTATGATGCTCCAGATATATTGTATTATCAGGGATTGATCACCCCCGATGCCTTTGGTAGATTCGTCATAGCTGATATTGAATCTAATACCTATATAAATGTAGAAAAAGACATCATTGGCAAGAGTGAATATGTCAGTAGCAACAGTATTACATTTACTAATGGAATGATTGTTGAATTTCAGGGTACCGTTGTCCCAGGAAAATATTCTTCAGAAACATGGTTAGTCGAGGGAGTTGGAAAAGCAATAACATTGACAAAATTTTCTGATCTAATAGTGCCAGTACTCACCGCTACAGTACCGGAAGTGTTGTTTGACAACGCAGGATTCGATACTGAACCTTTCGATGATGCCACAGCCTATCCCACTTTCAAAGACTATGTGACCATAGCTAGAGACAGCATAGACTCAAATCCTTGGTCACGATACAATCGTTGGTTTCACAGAAATGTGTTAGAAACTGCTCATGCCTTGCGCGGCACAGATTTTCCCGCAGACGAAGCCACTAGAGCCAAACGTCCTATTATAGAATTTTCAGCAAATCTGCAACTATTCAATCACGGTGCAGTAGCCAAACAGACTGTAGATTATCTCGACGATTACACCACTGATATACTATCTCGCATCGAAGGCAGCACAGGTTACAACATTGATGGGGAATTCTTATTTGATGGCGCTAGAATATTAGCCACAGCTGATACTGATAGATCAACAAACAACAAAATATATGAAGTAACATTTATCAGGCACATCAACAGTACTCAGATACATCTTGTAGAAACCGAGGACAGTGACAGCGTATTGGATCAGGGAGTATTGGTACGTAGAGGTAATAAGAATGGCGGTAAAATGTTTCACTTCAACGGTACTGACTGGGTGCCTAGTCAAACAAAGACCACAGTAAATCAGGCTCCGTTGTTCGATGCATTTGATTCGGCCGGTGTTAGTTTCGGAGACAGTGAAAAATACACCACCAGTACGTTTGCCGGTACAAAAATTGTCAGTTATAAACCAGGTTCAGGTAGAATAGATACTGAATTGGGATTCCGTCTCAGTTATCTGAATATTGACAATGTGGGAGATATAGAATTCAATTTTGACTGGGATACAGATGTTGCTGAATACACAGAGTTACGCATACCTAAGAATGTGAAAATATCAACCGGATACTTTAAATTTAATCCAAACTCAGTTTTTGACAACGGCTGGTTACTGGCAGGTACAGAATATATACAACCTATAATAGACAGCCAACTGGTAGTTAGCGATACGGATACGCTGATATTCAACACCATAGATTGGTCCTTGTTATCCACTGATCCGATTATCAATGTTTATATCAATGGAGTAAAATACACAGGATCATACACAAGATCTGCGAATACATTTGTGTTCCCTTACACACTATCTGCCAAAGACACAGTGACTCTGAAAATTATCACGGATCTGGAACCAGATCAGGGCTATTACGAAATACCTGCAGGACTAGAAAAAAATCCGTTAAATGCACAACTGACATCCTTCACACTAGGACAAGCAGTAGATCACGTGATTTCAGCAGTGGAATTTGATTCCACACTCAGCGGAACTATCCCTGGAGTAAGCAATCTAAGAGATATTGCTGGATACGAAAAACACGCTAAACGATTCCTTAAACATTCAGGAATCGCACCATTGGCTATAATGATGTTGTGTGACAAGACTCACAATGTGGTTAAGTCAATACAATACGCGAAAAAAGCCTATACAGACTTCCGAAATAATTTTGCCTCTAGAGCATTAGAAATAGCCTACAATGGCAGTGTTCCAAACTTTGTCGACGATATTATTATTAGTCTGACAAAAAACAAAACAGCAGCAAGTCCTTTTGCAGACAGTGACATGTTAGGAGCAGGTGCCTATACAGCTATCACATATAGAGTAGAAGACATAGGAATAACAACATTCGCACTTAGTGAAAAGTTTGACCTAAACACTCTCAGCAAACGAGCAGTGTATGTGTATCTCAATGATAGTCAATTGTTGAATGCCAGAGATTACGTGTTTAATTCAACATTTGGTTTTGTGCAGCTCACTGTGACTCTCGAAGAAAACGACATAGTGGAAATACGTGAATATATTTCTACAGCTACTAGTTATGTCCCGCCGACTCCTACCAGTATGGGGCTGTATAAAAAATACACTCCTATGAAATTCATGGATGACACTTATCAGCAACCTCGTCTAGTTATACAGGGGCACGATGGCAGTATCACCGCCGCTTATGGTGATTTTAGAGATGACCTGATACTAGAACTTGAGTATCGCATCTACAACAACATCAAGCAGGAATACAATCCTGAAATCTTTGACATTGATTCTATTCTAGGCGGTTACTATGGTGTTGGACTTTATACCAAACCGCAATTAGATAATATTATAAATCAAGAATTTTTAAAATGGATACAGAACACCAATATCAATTATACCCTGAACACGTATTTTGATAGTGAGAATAGTTTTACCTATACCTATTCTAGAATGTCAGATCCGACCAAGACACAGTCTTTGCCTGGTTATTGGAGAGGAGTTTATAAATGGTTCTATGACACAGACCGCCCACACCGCTGTCCGTGGGAGATGCTGGGATTTTCGCAAGAACCTGCTTGGTGGCAAACACAGTACGGTGCCGCCCCATACACACGTAACAACCTATTGCTCTGGGAAGATCTAGAGAATGGCCATATTAGACAAGGAAGCAGAGCCGGTCGCCATGACAGATACAAACGTCCGGGATTGATAAATCATATTCCTGTAGATAGCGATGGTGTGTTAATAAGCCCGTTAGACAGTAGTCTAGCACAGGATTTTTCACTGATCAACAATCGAGGACCGTTCGTGTTAGGCGACATAAGCCCAGTAGAATATGCCTGGAGATCCAGTTCAGAATGGCCATTCGCAGTGATCATGGCCATGTGTCTGATGAAACCCTTTGAATTTATCACAGATAACTTTGATCGGTCGAGGACCACTACAAATCTGTTGGGCCAGACAGTGAATAACGCAACATCTCTGTTCAGCACACTTGATGAAATTGCTCCGGACACTTTATCAGATTCACACATAGGTTTATTGAAGTATATTGTGGCCTATGTGAAATCTCGAGGAATTCCACAGGACAGCATTTTAGAAAAAATAAACAGGTTAGATGTTGCATTAAGTTTTAGGATGAGCGGATTTGTAGATCAACAACAGCAAAAATTCTTGCTAGATTCTAAAAATCCCTCAGCTACCACCAGCAGTATATATGTACCTGCGGAAAATTATGATATTATCTTCAATGTAGGCGCTCCAGTGGCCACGGTGGCTATCAGTGGAGTGATATTTGAAAAGACCGAAGGAGGCTGGATCGCTACGGGGTACGACGACATACATCCTTATTTTGAATATCATCAGGCATTGGTTAGCCAGAGGGATCCGGTGATATCTGTAGGAGGAGTAAGCGAAACATTCTTAGATTGGACCACAGATAAAAATTACAACAATGGTACGATAGTCAGATATTCTAACGATTTCTATAGAGCACTGCGCACACACAACAGTGGAGATTCCTTCGATACCACAGTATGGCAAAAACTCAGCGACATTCCTAAAGTAGGCGCAGTGGAAGCACAACGCCGCCGCACATTTAACACATTATCAGTAAAACGTATTAGCTACGGCACACTGTTTACTACCGTACAACAGGTAGTAGATTTCCTATTGGGCTACGAAAGCTATCTAAAAAATCTAGGATTTAGGTTTGACAGATACGATCCTGAAAATCAGGTCAGCCAAGACTGGCTCAGCAGTGCCAAAGAATTCATGTTTTGGACCAAGCACAATTGGGAAAAAGGTTCGTTAATCGCTATAAGTCCTGTGGCACAAAAAGTAGATGTGGTGGTGCCTGTGGGGGTGGCAGATAACATACTGGACGGGTTCTATGATTACCAGGTACTAAAAGGTGATGGAAAGCCTTTAGAACCAAGATTTTTAAATGTCAATCGTAGTTTCCAAAATATCACGGTCGAAACAACCAATACCACCGACGGAATATTTTTCTTGAAATTAAATTACGTTCTCAAAGAACATGTCACGGTATTTGATGATCGCACAGTGTTCAACGACATTATCTATGATAAAACCACAGGATATAGGCAGGGTCGAATCAAGGCACAGGGATTCCGCACAGTGGACTGGGATGGAGATTATACGAGTCCAGGATTTATATTTGATAATGTTAATATACAAATTTGGCAGCCCTTCACAGATTATAGATTAGGTGATATAGTTTCATATAAAAGTTATAACTGGACCAGTCTAATAAATCAGTTAGGGACAGAAATCTTTAACGACGCTTTCTGGACCAAATTAGATTCTACCCCACAAAAACAATTACTACCCAATTTTGATTATAAGATTAAACAATTCGGAGATTATTTTGAAACATCATCGGAGGGAGTAAATCAAAGTCAGAGAGCACTGGCAAGACACACTATTGGGTATCAACAGAGAGATTATTTAAACAATCTAGCCGAAGATCCAGTGAGCCAATTCCAACTGTATCAGGGATTTATACGCGAAAAAGGGTCGGCAAATGCTATAACAAAAATATTTGGCAAACTCAGTCGATCTGGATCCGACAGTTTGACCCTTAACGAAGAGTGGGCTTTCTTGGTAGGCCGTATAGGAGGTATTGACCAGGTTAGAGAAATAGAAATACAAATAGAAAAAAATAAACTTCAGTTAAATCCCCAGTTGTTTCTACTCCAGTCTTCACAAACAACCACAGTCACTGATCAAAATTATAGAATCACAGCTAATGATTTTACCATTAGTCCTACTCCATATACGACAAATATCACTCCAACTTCTTTTGAAACAGAACCAACATCAACAGCAGGTTATGTCTATGAAGATCAATATGAACATGTATTAGCTACTCAAGCAGCATTAACCACGTTGAACATCGCCACAGTTAGAGAAAACGATCATATATGGATCACATTCAATAAAGATTCATGGACGGTATTGAGAGCTAATCAATCCGACATGCTGTTTGTGACCGGTCTGGAAAGACTCGATGATACCTTAGTGGTATTGACTTTTAATCGACCACACGCATTTTTAGTTGAAACTTATGTGGGCTTTAGGAATATCATAAACCTACAGGGTTTTTTCAAAATTGTTTCAGTTACTAATACCACTATTAGTATAGAAGTTGACGCTGATATTCGAGACCCAGAATTAGATGAAAGCACAATAGTCAATCCAATCATACTAACTAATAGCAGATTTGATGATTATCAGATTCTGAATCGAGGCACGTCTGCACTTTTACTTAATTCCTCTAGACTATTCATAGATAACAATGGCGACGATCGATGGGAAGTTATAGAAAAACAAAAACAATACACAGCTAATGCTATCACAGATTATGCTACTACTAGCCCCGTGAATGCGGGTAAAAAAGTAATATACGACACAGTGAATAAACAGTTGATAGTCAGCATTCCTGGCTCTGGCATAGTGACTGTGTATGCTGAAAGTTCTGAAGGATTAGTACTGAAACAAATAGTTTCACCTCCTACCGGATTCTTTTCCACTGCACTGGGATCTTTCGGCAATGCCATGTCTTTGAGCCCAGATGGTAAGATGCTGATTATAGGTGCTGATGAAGCCAGTGGTGTAGCCAGCGCATTCCGAGGACCATGGGGAACAGACCAATTATATCAGCCAGATGAAATTGTAATATACGGTGGCAGACTTTATCGAGCTAAAAATGCCAATACAGTGGTAGGCGACGGTAGCAGCGAACTAGCAGTGAATACAGATGACTGGGAATTAGCCACGATCATACCTGCACTTGAATCTGGAGTTACTACAGGGTTGTATCAACAGGGCATGATAGCAATTTACACCTATGCTAACGGAAGATTTTCAAACACCACAACTTTCGTTAGTCCGAGACCTGCAGACAACGAAAAATTTGGCAGTGAAATAACTGTATCCGTAACCGGCAGATCGTATTATATGGCAGTATCTGCTACAGGCGCCTATAATAACACCGGCCGCGTATATCTGTTCAAGTTCGATGGTACAGCATGGAGACATCTAGAAAATCCCATGTACAAAGGCGTATATGATTTCCAAGAATCTTACAAAGCGGGGGAAATCGTATGGCAAGCTGCGCAAGACCCCATAACAGAAGCTGTGAGGGGAAATCTATGGATGAATTTAGAAGATAGCACTTCAGACGGTAGCACAATTACTATTGAATCTCAAGGCTGGCTAAAGGTCAGCGACATTAGTACCAATTGTTCTTTGCCAACCACATTATCTGTAGAGGATGACGGCAGCACACTTGAATTCGCTATTACGGGTCTACTGAATGACACACAAATGGCTGAATTGGTCAAACAGGGTGATAAATTTGGTTCCAGCATGGCCATGAATAGAGACGGCAGCATACTGGTAATAGGTGCTCCAGAAGCAGACGGTCAATATTTTACTAATTATCGAGGTTTGTGGAGAGGTGATGTAGAATATGTAGAAGGTGAAGTTGTGAGATTTAAAGATCCAACAGCTCCTGGCGATTCGTATCAATACTACCGCCTAGGTGATGCATTTCTTGGACCAGATTCTACTTATAGAAGCTATAACGAAGATCCGTCAAATAGCGCCAACTGGCAGGTAGTAGGAGACAGCACCACCCAGTCTAGTGGCAAGGTATTTGTTTATGCTAGGACAGCAGGCGATGTTTATGAACTAAAACAAATGATCAATGCAGCATCTATCAGTTCATTCTCAGATATAGATTCCGGACTGGTGATCAGTACTGGGGATCAGTTTGGCTTTGCCATGGACATGGATCTTACCGGTAACACTTTGGTTGTTTCTAGTCCTAAATCAGATATCAACTATCAGGACCAAGGCAGCGTGTATGTATTGGAATTAGATAATGCTACCACTGAGTATAGAGTAAAACAGCGTCTAGAAAGTTTCGAGACATATCCCAATGAGTATTTTGGCTTCGGAGTTTCGGTAAGTCCCGATGCAGCAAAAATTGCGGTGGGTGCAAAGAATGCTTCAAACAATATTCCTATCACCTTTGACATTCTACAGGATACCACATTTGATCTAAGATCAACTAGATTCAGCACTGCCCAAGGTTTCACCGGCGGAGTTTATATATTTGATAAGAAAGATCAAATATTTTTTATTACTGAAAAACTGCAGGAAGTCTTTTCTCCCGATGAAGCATTCGGCTCTAGCGTGGACTGTGTGGGATCTTATGTGGCTGTGGGCTCCCCATACTACAGATTACCGGTGCTACATGATGTAGGAGTAGTGGCTTTTGAAGGACCTTACATAGGCAATGCCAGATTGTTCAAAAAAGATTCCGAACAAAGTTCCTGGAATATCCTTAGCAGTCAGCAACCTGTGATAGACATAAGAAAAATCAGAAGCATAGAACTATACGACAATGTGCAGAACATTAAAATACAAGATCTTGATTACGTAGATGCTGCCAAAGGTAAAATACTTAACTCAGCAGAACAAGAAATAAAATTCAAGACTCCATACGATCCAGCAGTTTACACCATAGGCAATGATCGAGTGATTACGGATCCTGCTATAGCCTGGTATGAATTTAATGTTGGAAAATTATGGTGGAATACTGCCGCTGCAAAATGGATTTATGCAGAACAAGGTGATGCTGCTTTTAGAACAGGCAACTGGAACCAACAGGTCGAGGGCAGCGATATTGGCGTATATGAATGGGTACAAAGTGTATTATTACCCAATGAGTGGGCAGCAGTGGCAGACACCAACGAAGGCTTATCAGTAGGTATCAGCGGACAACCTCTATATCCTAATAACGATGCATATAGCGTAAAACAAACTTTCAATCCGATCACAGGGCAGGTACAAGAAACTATGTACTTTTATTGGGTGGAAAACAAAGCAGTGGTACCTGCTAATATGCCAGGTAGAACACGGTCAGCTGCAGAAGTAGCTGGAATTATTGCTAATCCTGTAGGTACCGGCACTGCATTTATGGCATTAATAGCGGCTGATAAATTTGTTTTATACAATTTAAAATCGGTGATGTCATCAGACACCGCATTAATTAATATCAAGTATAGAAATGATTTAGAATCTCAAAGACCAATACATAGTGAATATCAATTACTAACAGAATCTGTTGCTGACAGTGTCCCCACTGCGCAATTGGAAAATAAGTGGATTGATAGTCTAGTAGGTACTGATCTGCAGGGCAATAGAATTCCAGATACAAAATTGCCTGCTAAACAAAAATATGGTCTTAGTTTTCGACCTCGACAAAGTATGTTTGTTGATAGATTGACAGCACTAAAATTAGCTATAACAAACATTAATAATGTATTGACTACTCAGCCGTTCTCTGATCTTATAGATTTTACAAATTTAAATACCAAAGATACTGTGCCAGTAGATATATTGAATCTGTACGATGTTGAAGTAGATACAGAGATTGATTTGCAGACGGTAGGTACAGTACGAACTAAACAGGCTGTCTTACAAGCTAATTTAGTAGATGGGGAACTTGATACAATTGATATTGTTGAACCGGGATTCGGATATAGAGTTGTTCCAACAGTAGAGATAGTAGGCGACGGTACGGGTGCAAAAGTTTCAGTAGTTCTAGATAACCAAGGAAGAATAGTCACTGCTACAGTACAGAGTAGAGGTAAAAGATATAGAACCTTGTCGATTAATGTACGGAACTTTTCAGTTTTAGTGATAAATGATTCTACTATAGACAATTTTTGGAGTATCTATGCCTGGGACGATGTTCGAAAGGTATTTTTCCGTAGCCAATCTCAGGCCTATGATACCACTAAGTATTGGAACACAGTGGATTGGTATCTCACAGGATACGATAAAGATTCTCAGATAAGTCTAGAAATTCTAAGTGTTTTTCAAGAACAACAATATCAAATCTCACTAGGTGCACTAATAAGAGTCAAGGAATATGGTGCCGGAGGATGGGCAATTTTTGAAAAAATCAATGACATAGGCGCAACTTTTTCAGATAGATTTAAGTTAGTAGCGAGAGAAAACGGCACAATTCAGTTCAAAACTTCATTGTATGATACTACCATAACAGGAATAGGATTCGATAACACACAGAGTTTTGATAATACCACCTATGATATTTCTAATTCAATTGAATTACGGAATATTTTACAAGCTGTGAAAAATGACATTTTTAGAACTGATTACGCTGTTGAATGGAACAAACTCTTTTTCTCTAGTGTACGATATGTATTATCTGAACAACAGTATGTAGATTGGGTTTTTAAAACAAGTTTCCTAAACGCTACACATTCAGTAGGAAGTTTTGAACAAAAATTAAATTACAAAAATGATAATCTAGAAAGTTATCAACAATACATAGATGAAGTCAAACCGTTTAGAACCACGGTAAGAGAGTATGTGAGTCGTTACGACACTCCAGATCCCTATCAGTCAGCTATCGCAGATTTCGATCTGTCTCCTAATTATTCAGTACCAGACGGTAAAGTAGTTCCTATAACTTTCGAACGCACAGAATTGACACAGTATCCCTGGAAATGGTGGACAGATAACAATGGATATGGAGTGACTGATATTCTGTTATACAACAGTGGAACAACATATACCACAGTTCCCAGAGTGATCATAGAAGGCAACGGATCAGGAGCCACGGCTCAGGCCTATATATCCAACGGTAGAGTATCTGGAATTAGGATTTTGACCGCAGGCAGCGGTTACACACAAAGACCCACAGTAACTTTAGTCGGAGGAAATTCTAATGATGGTACACAGGCCAAGGCCACAGCAGTTCTAGGCGATACCAAAGTTAGAACTTTTGACCTCACAGTGAAATTTGATCGTGTGAGTAAAACAGGCGACTATCAATCATACACACAAAATCAAACATTTACGGCAACAGGAACTACAGCAGTGTTTGAACTGGGATATGCTCCTACTAGAGACAAAACTAAAATTACTATATTAAAAAATAACCAACTAGTGTTAAGTAGTGAATATACACTCAATCTCTATTATTCATTTGCTGATAGTTATTTGTTACTGAGAGGAAAAATTATATTCAATATCGCACCGTTGTCGGGTGATTTCATTGTAGTTAATTATGAAAAAAATATTGAATTATTATCTGCAGTAAACAGAATAGATAGATTTTATAATCCTGTCAGCGGTATGATTGGCAAAGAACTTAATCAATTAATGACAGGGATAGATTTTGGCGGAGTTCAAATACAAGGAACGACATTTGACGTTACTGGCGGCTGGGATGCACTGCCGTGGTTCACTGACAACTGGGACAGTGTTGAAACTAACAGCGATTATTACGTTGTCTGTGACGGAAGTACTAACACAGTAACTTTACCTTATACTCCTGCAGTGGGACAGGAGATAAACATCTATATTAAACCTGCAGGTGAAACGCTGACCAGAAGAATCGACGATCCTGCTTATTCCGATCAAGTAGATTCATCCACCAGCGTAAATCCCAATGCAGAAATGCCTACATTCATAGGTAACGGTGTCAATAGGGTGATTGAAATTGGTAATTATATTTCGACCCAAGACGGTGACACGTTGATTTTCCGTCCTATAGAAAGCGACGGATCTGTTACTATCACTGATGATAATCTACTAGACACAAAACTCAGTGGTGGTACTTTATCGGCTATAGACAGTGTGTATGTCACAGCCAAAGGCACCACAGCAGAAGAAATAGCGATCACCGGCGGCGGATTCACGGAACCTGACCATGTACCGGCCCCAGAAGAAAATGTTCCCGGTCAGGTCATGGACAGCGTGTCTATTAAAGTGTTTCAATCAACACCTACAGGATCAGCGGCGCTGCAATCTAAAATTATCAAGGGTAATGGGATTATCACTAACTTTGACATCGGACAACGTGTCATTGAAAATAAATCGGTAATTGTATATGTTAATAAAGTTAAAAAACACCTTGGCACAGATTATGTTTTAGACCTATTACAGAATACGGTAGAATTTAATACAGCTCCAATCAGCGATTCGGTAATAGAAATTATTTCGATAGGCATCGGAGGAATAGGTATATTATCTTCAGATTTGTTTGTAGCTGATGGAGCCACTAATTTATTTCTCACAGACGCTAATTACGAAGACACAGCATTGATATTTGTTACAGTCGATGGTGAGTTTGTAGATATCGGGTTCAAAAACAGCACAGGAATTATCGATGTACCGGGAAAAACTTTGGTAGAATTTGGTGATATTCCTCCAGCATATGCGGTGATAAAAATAATCAGTCTTGAAGCCAGTCCTGATGTAGATAGCTCGGGTGTGGCTGTAGTGCAAGTCAATACTCAAACGGTATATTTTGAAGGCAGCACACGAAGTTTTGACCTTGAAGGATTTACAGAACTATCTAGAGGATCAGCACCTAATTCAATGTTGGTAGAAGTAGGCGGCCAATACCTTCGAGGCGCAGATACAATTTCTGTGGAATATAATGGAACCAATAATACGTTTATTCTAGGTCAAGATCCGTTGGAAGTTTCAGGAGCTATTCTTCCAAGTAATATAAGAGTATATGTAAACAATCAGTTAAAAACTTTCATTACAGATTATATCTACAACGGTGCTACAAAAGAATTAACGGTATCGCCCGCTGTACTTACAGCGGGCGACGATATAAAGATCGAAAATAATCGAAGGGCAGAATATTCCATAGTTGAATCTAATCTCGTTATAGATCCCAGTGTCGAGATGATCACTACCAACGAAACAGATAATGTAGAAATAAATGTTACATGGTTCAGCGAATATGCTTCATTGGATATGATATCTGATGAAATCGTTGGCGGCAAGGTACAGTATCAATTACCCCGAGCTCCTATATCTGCTAGTTATGTTTGGGTATATAAAAATGGAATACGACTTACTCAGGATCAAGATTACTATGTGAGCATTCCTCGAAATGTGGTTTATCTAGGTACAGACTCTACTTTTAGTGATCAGATCAAGATAGTATTGTTTTCATCAGACATTTATAGATCACCTAGCGCCTTTGAGATACACAAAGATATGTTAAATGTCTATCACTATAATAGATTTGCCAGAGGAGAAGTATATCTAACCAGTGCTCTCAACTACTTTGATACTACTATTACAGTTACTGATAGCTCACAGTTAACGGATCCAATCGTATCGAGAAATGTTCCAGGAGTTATAAGTGTTAATGGAGAACGTATTGAATACATGAGTAAAATTGGTAATGTATTATCACAACTACGCAGAGGATCACAAGGCACAGCTATTGCAGAAACTTATGCTGAAGGAACTGTTGTGGTTGATGTAGGATACGAAGAAATACTACCTTATAATGAAACACAAAATAGAACAGATTTCGTCAGCGACGGTAGTTCATTATTAATAGGACCGTTAGATATTGTGCCTGTACAAGGCACGAGAAATGTGTGGTATAGAGATACTATTCCCAGCACTTATGGCGCCTGTGATCAACTCGAAGTGTTCGCAGGCGGCCGTAGATTGCGAAAAGATCCGATAGATATTTGGGTTGAAGATAACGGATCTTACAGTCCCTCGGCAGATGAAACGTTAGAAGCAGAATTTGCAGTAGATGGCATTACGGCTTATATTAGACTTACTGAGCCCATAGTAGCAGGAACCAGAATCACAATTATCAAAAGAACAGGAAGAATTTGGTATGACAGAGGAGAAACTACGGCATCTAGCGGTACAACGCTTTTAGAAAATTCAACAGCTATTGCCCGTTTCATAGCGGAGAAGACCACCAGTTTGCCTCGATAAATATATGATGAATTCAACAGAGAACAAAATGCCAGAAAATAAATCAAAAATCTCAGAGACCCCCCAGTCTCGCCCCAACGAAACAGGCGGTTTCCATTTTGAAGGACACATAAAGATCTTTGATCCTAGCACCAAAGAAGTGTTTATTGATAAACGTAACGCTATACATTATGAAAATATGAGCGTGGCTATGGTTCAGAGTCTTAGCAATCAAGGACAAGGCACAGTTTATCAAATGGCATTTGGTTCTGGCGGCACAATCGTAGATCCGACAGGGTTGATTACCTATCTCACACCCAACACCATAGGAGTAAACTCTAGTCTGTATAATCAAACCTATGTGAAAGTTATAGATCAAAATGCTATCGAAAATTCAGATCCTGCTAGAAATCTCATGCAGATACGGCATGTTAGTGGATCTACTTATAGTGATATACTTATTAGTTGTTTATTAGATTATGGAGAACCGCTGGAACAACAGGCTTTTGATAATTCGGTCGATATGAATGGAAATTTTGTTTTTGATGAACTAGGATTAGTAAGCTATAACCCTAGCGGTACCGGTAAATTATTGACACATGTAGTATTTCATCCGGTACAAAAAAGTCTTAACAGACTTCTACAGATTGATTACACCATACGTGTGCAGAGTCTAACTGGTTTCATCGAGGTATAACAGATGCCATATTCAGTTAATTTTACAGATAAAGAAAATAAAACACCCATCACAGTGTTTGATAATACTTCTAGTACAGATACGAGTCTAGCGTTTCCGGGTAGAAATGTTACGGGGTATGGCAAGATTATTGCAGAAAACTTTTTGGCTTTACTAGAAAATTTTGCTTCCGCTGATGAACCAATAAACCCTGTAGAAGGGCAGCTTTGGTATAATAGTACTGACGGAGTTCTTCAAATATGGGATAATACTGCATGGAAAGCAGCTTCAGGCATACAAAAAGGTGTAAGCGAGCCATCGGTAGAGTCTAGTAAGGTAGGAGAATTATGGGTAGACACTACTAATCAACAGCTAAGAATTTTCACAGGCTCACGTTGGATATTGGTAGGACCATCGGAAAGTGCTGTTGACGGATTACGATACGGTCCTGTGGTAGAAAAGATCGCAGATTCCGATAATATTGATAGATTTATTCTTGTTTTCTACATTGCAGATATACCAGTTATTATTTTTAGCAAGGACAGCTTTACTCCTAAGACCATTATATCTGGTTTCGATGTTGTACGTTCTGGAATTAACATATCTAACCCAAGTACGGCGCCTGAAATAGCAGAATTTGTTGGGGGGTTTGAACCAATATTATTCGGAACCGCCACTCGGGCTAATGCATTGAGTGTTGGCGGAGTTGAAGTAGAATCGGGAAAGTTCCTAAGATCTAACACTATTAATACTACTGATTTTGCATTTAATGTAAGAAACAATAACGGGGTTACGGTCGGTGTCGATGGCACATTCAATATTGGTACTACATCCACAGCAGCAAAAATCTACAACAGTGCGGCTGGTAGTTCTATCGATATTCAAACCAATCGGAATGGCATTCCGTCAACAATTTTAAAAGTAGTGGACAACAAAGTAGGTATAAATCAGGCAAGTCCTAACCAGGCCCTAGACATTGACGGCAGCCTTACTTTAACTGGTTCAATCATAATCACAAACAATACTGCCAGCACTAATCTAAACAATGGAAGTTTAAGGACTGCCGGCGGTGCTGCTATTTCTAAAAATCTCATAGTAGGCGACGGAGTCGATATCACAGGTACATCACAGGTCAATAATCTACAACCAAAGACTACCGAACTGTATGATCTAGGTACTAATCTTAAACGTTGGAAGACAATCAGAGCCAAAACAATCATAGCAGACGATATACAAGGTATTTTGTCTGGAAATATCAGCGGTAATGCCAACACCGCTACCAGTCTTACTAATATCACCAGTTTTCAATTGACTGGCGATGTGATAAGTCCAGCTGTGCAGTTTGACGGGCAGACAGGAAGTTACACCAAAATATTCAATACATCGTTGACTGCTAATATCATTGTAAGTAAAGATCAACCCTTTCCGAATGTATCTAAGCCTACTGATTTTGTGCTTACATATAGGGCCAGTGAAGCGGCATTAGCATCATCGGGTTTATTAAAACAGACTAGAGACACATTCGTAGGAGATCTAGGTATTCCAATCGGCGGAATCATTCCTTATGCCGGCGCAACCGCACCATACGGATTTTTATTTTGCGACGGATCGGAAGTTGAAAGAACAAAATTTTCAGCCCTATATGACGTCATAGGTACAACATATAATGGTATAGCAGTTTTAATAGGAGTGAATACTTTTAGACTGCCGGATCTTAGAGGAAGATTTGCCTTAGGCAAGGACAATATGGACAACGCCGGAACAGTGCCAATCGTCACAGGCGGATTTGTAGATGCCGGTGGAGGTACGACAGGACGTGTGCCCGACGTAAAAGCCACTACCCTAGGAGGCGATGCCGGTCAGAGTTCGGCAACACTCACACTAGCAAATTTACCAGAGCATAGTCATACATTAAGTTCTGGTGCACAAGATTATTCGGCTGTAGCTGTGACCACAACTATCGATCCTGCAGCGACAACAGGACTAGGACCAACTGCTCCTGGCCAAGCACAGTATCTAAAAGATTCAGGCGGAATAAAAAAACCAGCTCTGACTACGTTGAGTACACCAATAGGTATTATGAATCCATTTCTAACAATAAATTATATTATTAGATCTGGACCACCGTTATTTTAATTAGAGAACAAGAATGGCATATCAAATAAACAAAACTGACGGAACTATAGTAGCCACAGTGGCCGATGGGCAGATAGACACATTATCCACTGACCTTACTTTGATAGGCAAAAATTACAGTGGATTTGGTGAAGCATTTAATGAAAATCTAGTGAAACTTCTAGAAAACTTTGCCAGCACCACACGACCGCTACACCCACTCAAGGGTCAGGTTTGGTTTGATAGTGCAGAAAACAAACTTAAGGTGTATAATGGATCTGTTTTCATTCCAGTGAGTTCTGCCACTGTTTCTAGCACACAGCCTGTTACATTAAGCATAGGTGACCTGTGGTTCGATGATGTAGGTGCGCAGTTATATTTCTTCGATGGAACACAGCCCATATTGATCGGACCTGCATATTCCACAGCACAAGGTAAAAGCGGATTAGAAGTTGACAGCATTTTAGACACCCTGAATCAAACTAGAGTTGTAACATATCTTTATAACAACGGTATATTACTAGGAATTTTTGCCAAAGACAGTTTTACACCTAAAATAGCTATCATCGGATTCAGCGGTAATATAGAACCTGGGTTTAACGCAGGGACATTAGCTAACATAAAATTCCGTATAACCTGCACCAACTCCGAACAGTTAGGGGGTGCGGTAGCTACCACATATGCCCGAAGAGACACATCAAATACTTTTAATGGACAGGTATCTGTTGGTGTAGATGCCGGTATTGTGATAGGATCAGGCAATCAGATGAATCTCTTGGTGAGCTCGGGAGATATAGAAGTATCCAATTTCGCCAGCGACAAAGATCTATTCCTAAAGGTTAGAAAAGGTCTCGATCAAGAAACTGCCATAGCAATAGATTCCAGTTCAAGAATCGTCGATATATATTCAGGAAAAATTGATAGCACAATGAATGTTGGTGGCAGTTTAGTGGTAGCAGGTGACCTCACCGTAGAAGGAACAACAACCACTATCAATACTTCTAATGTTACCATTGAAGATAAAACACTAACATTAGCCAATGTGGCAGCACCCAGTGAAACCACGGCTACTGGTGCTGGTATCATAATTAGATCAACCGGTGCTGATTCATCTTCCTACGACAAAGAAATAGTGTATAGGTCCACTAGCGAGGGGCCACCTCCTACTGGAGTTTTTGACGTCAGCGAAGATTTAAATCTGGCAGTAGGTAAACAGTTACAGATAGGTGGAGTCAAGGTCATAGATGGCAATAGCCTTGGAAGTGCAATCACCAGTATTCCGGGTGTTACAGCATTTGGTACGCAAAACGTAGTCAACGTTGGTCCTGGAATACCGCCAGTGACGCAGATGCGATTAGAAAATCATAGGATCAGCACAGTATCAACAAATTTTGATATTGAACTCGAACCAGACGGCACAGGAAACGTTGCGTTGATAGGCTCGCCGAGAATCACAGGCATGCAGGATCCTGTTAGCCAACAGGATGCTGCGACCAAAGAATATGTGGACAATACCATAGAATCTCGGCCATTGATATTCAGCATGGATTTATCTGATGGTAAATCTAACACATACATTATTAATAATGTATTAAATAATCTTGCACCTGTAGCGGAATTTAGAAGTGGCACTTATGCAAGGATATTGTGTACTCTGATAAATCCTTCCAGCACCTCATTAGCCATAAATGCATTACCTCCCAGTATCAGCACGAATCCTTTCCTCACTGATCTATCTGGCAGTAGTTCGTTGGCAGTGACTAGTATTTCATTTCCTACAGCAACAATCGCAGCAGCAAGTGTTTCTACTACTAGAATTATTAAAACCTTTCAAATTGTGTCAGGTGCATGGACCTGGCAGACAGATTCTACTTTACCACCATAATGAACACAGGAGCGGCATAAATGGCCTATATAGTAAATAAATTTAGTGGGGCACAGTTAATAGTTCTAGAAGATGGAACTATTGATACCTCTACTAGTCTGGGGCTAGTTGGTAGAAACTATGTGGGTTACGGTGAAACACAGAACGAAAACTTTGTGTTTTTATTGGAAAATTTTGCCAATGAATTTCCACCTTCAAGACCACTGCAGGGGCAGATTTGGTTTAATACCACTACCAATTTGACCTATGCTTATGATGGTACAAATTGGAATCCAATAGGTGCTGCGATTTTAAGTGCAACCGCTCCTGCGGATATTAACGCAGGCGCACTGTGGTTAGACACTGCCGCTAATCAACTTAAGATTTACACAGGTTCTGCTTGGACATTTATTGGTCCCGAAGCAGTGGCCGGGTTCGGAATAACCAGAGCCAGAGCTACCTCATTAGACGATTCTGTAGGAGACCCCAAACCTGTAATAATTCTAGAAACGAATGGAACAGCTATTGCTATATGTACAGCACAGGCGTTTTCTATAAATTCTTCTAATTCAGTGGCCGGGTTTGAAAATACGTTGATAGCAGGTATTAATCTTTCAAACACTGCTAAGATCAAAGGCGATATAACAGGCAATTCTGCCAGTGCAGATAGGTTGAGTACTGCTAGGAATATCAACGGCACGCCTTTTGACGGCCAACAAAATGTCACTATAAAATCTTCTACAACAAACAAATTAGTTCGAGGCACATACATTTTTGGTTCTGATTTTGACGGAAGTTCAGAGACCACATGGAGTGTAGATGCTACTCCCTCAAATGTTGTAGGTAAATTAGTAGCTAGAAATTCAGAGGGGGGATTTTCAGCAGGCACTATTTCAGCGGATCTTGTCGGTAATGTCACTGGTAATGTTATTGCTAGCTCTGGTACAAGTTCATTTAATATTGTACAGGCTAATACATTTGTAGGAGCCACACTCACCGGAAATGCAAACTCTGCTACACAGTTGGCCACAGCAAGACAGATTAATGGTGTGAATTTCAATGGCACCAGCAATATTACTGTAACAGCAGCAGCTGATACACTAACCGGTGATACTTTAAACTCTACCATAATACAAAGTAGTTTGCAACAATTAGGAACATTAATCAATTTAAATGTTACTGATAGCGGAGTTAATATAGGTAGTTCTGGTCAGCTTAAGATGTTTGTTGATTCTGGTAGGCCAACCGTAAGATCCAGTACAGGCACACTTAATTTTGATATGGGATCAAGCGGACCCGATGTATCATTCGTAGATGCTGCCACAGCACTTTCGTTAGGAGGTCCTAATGCACCTGCGGTACTAGGCGACAACACAACTAATCTTGGAATCACAGGATATAAATTCAACAACATTTATGCCAACAATTTCTTAGGGAATGCAACTACAGCAACCTTGGCCACGACAGCTACAAATATAGCAGGTGGCGGTGCAGGAGCAATTCCATTCCAAACCGCTGCTGGAACTACATCAATGCTGGGACTAGGCACAGCTGGGTATGTATTAACTGCACAAGCAGGCTCAATTACATGGGCTTCAATCAGTAGAGAACCTTTGCGTAAGGGTTCATTTCTTACACTAGTTAATACCAGCACCAGTGGTGCTATAGCCAGTTACGATGGAATCGTTGATGCAACAATCGCTGTAGATGCTACCTCCACCAATACTGTCAGCAAAGTTGTAGCACGTGACGCCAGTGGCAATTTTGCCGCAGGCACGATCACTGCTAACTTAATAGGTAATGTCTCTGGGACAGTGTCCGGAAACGCAGGATCTGCGACACAATTACAAACTGCAAGAACCATTAACGGTGTTGCATTCAACGGTACCGCAAACATTACTATCACAGCTAGTGATACTGCAAGAGTATCTAAATCTGGCGATACAATGACTGGTTATCTTACACTGGTCGGTGCCCCAGTGAATGACAATCATGCTACCACCAAAACTTATGTAGATAGTAGGTTACCTCAGTACACTTTCGTCAGCGGCCAACAGTCTAGCACCTCGGGATTTACTAATCAAGTGGGATCTTTTAACAATGGCGCAAACTTTTTTGATGTATTTCCTCCTGCAGGCAAAAGCATGGCAAATATTGTAGGATTTATTCCTTCTATACATTTTATAGCTTTTGCCGGTGGAGTAGATGGAAATGACAGATTAAGATGCCAGTATTCATATCTCAGCGATAGAATCAGAGTATATGTTCAGAACACAGAACAGAATGGCACCCCAGCAGCAAACTATTTGGCCATTTGGAGTTAATCATGCATTATATCTGTATAGAAAACAACACCGTAGTTGCGCTATTAAATTATCTACCCAGTGTTCCTAGCACTGTTAGTGTGCAGGAAATCACAGATTCTCAAGCCGAACAGCTTAGAGCGCAAACACATAATTTTGATGTTGCCAGTAGAACTATAATAGCTGTAGCTGCAAATGTAGCAACACAAAAGGCACAGGAACTGGCAAACGGGCAAGAACGTGAATTTTTAAATAGCACAGATTGGAAAGTTCTTCGACATCTGCGACAAAAAGCACTGAATATTACTACCAGTCTATCTGATGAAGAGTACATAACGCTCGAGCAGCAGCGCCAAGCCGCGTCCGCTCGCATAGTTTGATAAGTAATAATAATGATTAGCGGAGTATATCAATGGCATATCAAGTAGATAAATTTAACGGTGCTTTTTTTGTATCTGTAGAAGACGGGACCATAGACACCACCTCAGATTTAAGATTTGTAGGTAAAAACTATGCGGGATACGGCGAAGTTCAGAATGAAAACTTTCTACATCTTTTAGAGAATTTTTCTAACACTACTGCTCCTCCCAAGGTAATCACAGGGCAAATCTGGTTCGATAGTGCTAATAAAAAATTAAAATTCTATGATGGTTCTCGATTTAAACTAGCAGGCGGTGCAGAAGTCAGCACCACTGCGCCCAGCGGTTTAAGCACTGGTGACTTTTGGTGGGATTCTGCTGCCAAACAATTGTATGCATGGACAGGCACAGAGTTTGCACTTATTGGACCAGAAGCCAGTCCCGATCTAGGATCGTCTATAGTGTCTGCAGCAGTGGTTAAAGGAACGGTCAGCACAGCGGTGGGTCCACATACTATACTTAAAATAATAGCAGATGACAAGGTCATAGGAATTTTTAGTAAAACATCATTTACCCTCGACAACGCACAGAATACAATCGATGACTTCACGGTCATAAAGAAAGGGTTTACCTTGGCCAAATCTCAGTCTGGAGTAAGTACTGATGATTATGTGATGTGGGGCACAGCAAATAATGCAGCTCGCCTTGGTGGTTTTGCTGCAGATCAATACCTCAAACAAGGTGAAAATTCATTCACTGGTGAAGTACAATTTTATGATCCAGGCCTAACTGTAGGTGATGGTAACGATTTTAGACTGCGTGTTGAAGGTGGTGACGAAGTGATTGTTGAAAATCGACTAGGAAACCCTATAACATTCCGCATTACTGTAACTGAAACTACCGATGAACGAGACATCGCGGTGATTACCAGCACAGGAGTTGTGCCTGGCAATGACAATGCCTACTCATTAGGTGCCAACGGAGGTCGTTGGAGCAACGTTTACGCTACCACACATACTGGCAATCTTGTAGGAAATGTCACAGGAAATTCTCTAGGAGTTCATACAGGCAATGTGTTGGCCTCAGATAACACAGTAATGATAAATGCCGCAACTAAACAGATTGGATTTGCGGGAGCCAATATAGTAGGAACCTTAACCGGATCAGTTACAGGTACAGCTTCTGCAGCCACTAATGCCAGTAAGCTAAATGATCTAGATCCTAGTGCTACGGTACCAGGTACTGCAATAGCTACTATACCTGTAAGAAATACTTCAGGAAATATACTGGCTAACCAATTTGTAGGTATCGCAGATAAGACTGACAAGACATTCATTGATAAAACTGATGCTGTAGTAGATCCTGCATGGAATGATGCAACTACCAGTACCAAGTACAGAACCGCTAGACTTACTGCTACCGCATATAGCATTGCGGCTAGAGACTCCAGCGGTAATATCTCAGCGGTATTATTCCAAGGAACCGCTACATCAGCACGGTATGCAGATCTCGCAGAGAAATATCTAGCTGACACAGAATACGAAGTTGGCACTGTAATGGTCATAGGGGGTCCAGCCGAAGTTACCGCATCTAGCTACGGCGAACTAGCCATAGGAGTGATCAGTGAAAATCCAGCATACATGATGAACAGTGAGCTAGAAGGCGGGGTTTACGTGGCACTTAAGGGTCGAGTACCAATCAAGGTCAAAGGATCAGTACGTAAAGGAGATAGATTAGTTGCCGGTGATCAAGGTTGCGCACAGGTAGCGCAAGATAGATTAGATGTATTTGCTGTAGCCATGGAAACCAGTGACAACGAAGATGTAAAATTAATACAATCAGTGGTGCTGTAACATGACATCCGGTACACAGATTTTTGCTTCACAGTACGTAACCATACAGGACAAAGCACAGTCTTTGATGGGCACGGGATCAGCGACCAGAGGATATGGTCAGACTGTGCAGAGTGCAGATGTATTCGAAGGAAATTCTATCACAAAGGCTCAATGGGATCTACTAAGATACGACATTGTTAATATTCGAGTGCATCAAGATGGGGTATTGCCTAACATAGTTCAAATCTCTGCGGGCGACCCTATAGGATACGGAGCAGGCTCACCTAACACCAACTATGACTCCCTATTAGAAACAGCCATAGCTAATAGATTTCGAATAGACTCTAGTCAAGCAGTAGTGACTTCAAAAGCCTCCGGAACCTACACATCTGCTTGGTCGAACAGTCTTACAGCAACACTTACAGTTACGTTTGCCAACAACAATGAGGCAAGATATTTTTTCAACAGCGGCGGTAAGATTAGATTTACCCCTTCATTGACCGGAGGTACTGTAACTCCTCAATATACTGCCTGGGTTAATATCTTAAATTCTATCGGAACTAGATCTTTTGGAGCTGATACTGATCTGTTTATAACATACTATACATTGACCAATACTTTTCAAACCTATTATACCAAGTTTGCCAGCAGTCCGTATTCTAATAATTCATATACTTTAGAAGCTAGAACCAACGTAGCTAACAACAGTACAGGTACAGCGACCCAATTGTTCTTACGTGTAACACTAGCAGATACATATGTAGATCCAGATGTGGCCTCAGGAGCATCATTTCCTCCAACCGATTCTGTGAACGGCACACTAACTATAGCAGTTTCTGAACTCAAAGCAGCCGGCAGTCTGCAACCATCGGGGTCGTTTGCAATAACCAGTCCCTCATATTCACTTTCAGCTATTAGTGGCAGTTGATTCTGTAAATAGCATACTTGATATAAAAGACAATTATGGCCGTAAATGACAAAATCCGTGTAGCAGACTACAACACAATTAGAAACAC